AAATGATTGATTATATTGCAGCAGACGAAGGTCACATCGATATGTACTCAAATGGAGATTTGGTAGGTATAGCTAAAACAGCTAAAACCATTTGCTGGTATTTGCAAGAAATGGGCTTTAATGGGTCTGTAGCTACTTCATCTTCAATGGACTTTGCTTCTGAGTATGGATTTGATACTGATGAAGAAGCTAACGAACTTTGGGAATCAGGTGTAAAGAAATTCTACATGTCAGCAACTGATTAATTCATAGCTGCAAATAGCCATAAAAAAAGGGCGGCCCGAAGGCCGCCCTAGTTGTTTTCCGTATCCGAATCCTATGCTGGGTTCAGGATATTGTCTACGCGGAAGATTCTGTAGTACTGGTTAGCGCGAGCTGTACCAATATCATCGCCTGGAGTTGAACCTACGAATGGGTTAGCAACCATACCGTAACGAGTTTTAAACCCGATGCGTGGTTGGAAATCATTCTCGCCAACTGCACGTACCATAGTTAGCGGTACGTATGGGCAATAGAAGATACCTGCATCGTATGCGTTTGTACCTTTGTAGCCTACTGTGATGTAGTCTGCAGTTGCATATGGGTCAATATAGACTTTCATGCGACCGTTCAGAGTACCGGCAAATGTGTTGCCTGTATCGTCTACGTTCAGACCTGTGTTCATTGCTGGTGTGTAATCCAACATACCTGAAGCTGACAATGCTGTTGCAACATCGGAAGAACAGATAACGATGTTACCTTTGCCCCGACGAGTGTCTTTAGCGATTTGGTTTGCTTCACGGTCAAGCTGTACTACCAGACCTTTGAACTTCTCAGCTGACCAACGACCATCTGCATCTGTTGAAAGATCAAAGATACCTGACTTAGTTGCGTTAGCAGTTGTGAAACCAGTTTTTGCACGAGAGTTGATTGTACGAATAACTTCACGGTTAATTTCAGCCAAGATTTCTGTTGACAAGATGTTTGCCAATTCTGTCTCAGCGTCCAACCCGTGGATCGCTTTCAAGTCTTGAGCCAACTCAAGTGTGTATTCTGCTTTCAAAGCACGTGACTTCGCAGTCACAGTTGCTTTTTCAATGGTGAAGCCCATTTCAGCAAATGCAGACTCGCCAGTTGTACCCAGCTGTTCAGCGTTTGCTGTGGACATACCACCGCCGAATGTTGGAATAGCACCTGCAGAGTCAACGTTGGCTAGGCCGTCAAGACCAGAACCATCAGCACCCTGTGATCCACCTGAGTCACCAGAAAAGCCTGAAATTGCTTCACCGAACAATGCTTCATTACCAGATGTGGCACCAGCGCGTGTTGTTTTGTACTTGGACTTCATTGCGAAGATCAAGCCTGTTGGGCCAGACATTGGCTGAACACCACATACGTCATATGCCATCATGTTTGGCATAGCACGACGTACTAGTGAAATCAATACTGGGTTCCAGTTAGCAGCAACAGATGTGTTGTTTGCAGCTGCATCTTCCGTCATCATTGAGGCTTGTTCGCCTTGCTCACGGATTGCTTTTTCTGTGTTCTCCAGAACGACAGCGGTAACAGCACGCTTGTGAGCGTCCTGAATTGAACCGGCTGATTCTTCGTTCAATACCGGAGACCATTTCTCTACGAGACGATCATAAGTTTCCATAATTGGATCTCCTACTTACTTATTTGTGTTTGCGTAATGCATTAATGTACTGTTCCATCATTGGAGATACTTCAACTTCGTCAGAAGTATCATCTGTATCTTCTACAATAGAATCAGCTGTTTTAGTTTTGCTGAAGTATGATTCTTTCAACGTAGCAACTTTCTGTGCGAAAGCTTTTTCGTTATCAAAATCAATTGACTCAGCTAGTGATGTAAGCTTTTCAACTTGTGTTTCTGCAAGATCTTTAGCCGCTTCACGGATAACCGCTGCACGTTTATATGATTCTAGCTCTTCACTAAGTGACATAGCTTTAGCAGTTGCTTCATTAACCTGAGCTTCTAGCTCTTCGTTAGCTTCTGCTAGTTCATCAACTAGGTCTACTTTGGATTCTGGGACTTCAATATAAGACTCTTGGAATACGTCTTTCAACTTCTCCATAAAGCCTTCTGCAATCTCGGTACGAAGACCTGTTTGAATTGCAATTTTGTTGTCTTCCATCCATTGCTCAACTACATAGTTGAGGTAGCTGTCTACTTTCTCAACAAGATCTGCTTTCGTTGCTTCTACTTCTTCTGCTAATTGCTCAGCATATTCAGTTTCCAAACGATCGATCTCTTCTGAGAGTTTCGACTTAACCGCTGCTTCAAAAATAACCGCTGTTTTGGCTTTAAAGTCTTCGGACAGTGTTGCCTCAGATTCTACAAGCGCATTCAGGTCGTCACTAAAGTCTCCATCAAATTCTACATCTTCGGCCTTCATGGCTTTACCAGCAGGTTTTAATTCAGACGGTTGGCTGTTGCTCTTATCACCCTTGCGCTTTGGCGCTTTGGGTCCCTTTTTCTCAGCAGCATCTACAGATGCAACTGATTGAGCTTCAGCGTTTTTTGGATCGTGAGCTTCTTCGATTTCCTCGTCGAGCTCTACATCCTGGTCTACTTGATCAGTCATGTTTGACTCCTTACAATTTAGATTTCATTAACGAGAGGAAATTCTTAAACTCACGAGTCTGAGCCTCATAGAGGTCAGCGCGTGGAGCCTTCTTAATTTCAGTCTCCATTTGTTCAATTACTTGAGGTTCAATAATACCATTGTTCCAAACCCACTCTACACCTTCCATTATTCCATTGACAAAAGCTGTCGGTGCTGATGGATCTTGTACGATATCAACCGTATTAAGAACAAAGTCGTCTTTGACGTACATTGTACCATTTTTTTCCTCAAGGCTACCCATACCACGAGTTGACACTCCTAGTTGAACACCACCTTCTAGTAAACCTTTTACGATATTACCCATTGGAGTATCCAAAATTTGTGCCTTACCTACAACATCATTTCCCTTCCAAGAAAGTTCTGTGATCTTGTGAGATACCTTATCTAAGTTTACAGTCGGTCCTTCAGGATGATTTAACTCCCCAACCGCTCTGTTCTTAGAAACTTGTTCAGTAACGTAAGTATCAACTGCCTTTTCCATAATAGGCTTTGGATAGATACGTCCGTTTCTATTCTTTGCTTCTGATTGCATAAAAACGCCTTCAATAAAATGGTTCTTTGTACCATCTTCTTTAGCTTCTATAATACATTCAATATCTTGTTCGTTATATTCTGCAATCAGTTTCATGTTTTAACCTTTATAGTCAACTGCTGCAAATAAGATTGTAGCAGCGCCACCAAACAGTTTATCTGACTTGGCTTTATGAATAATAACAGACTCGCCTCCTGCTAGTGTCATTGTACCTAGCACGACTCCAGCTGAATCTGTTTTAGTTACCAACCCTACTGCTGTGGCAGTATTGATTGCTCGGACATTAGCATGTCTACTGAAGTCTGATGCAGCGCCACTGCCACTTGCAGCCGCTTCAGTTGTTAGTGGACTTACTATCATTTGTTATCCTTTATATGTCTTTACAAACTGTTGAGCCATTTTCTCAGCTTCTTTCTGAGTCTTATAAGCATCGAGTCTATCACCATCTATATAGACCACAAATCCTGCTTTCTCTTTATTAATCTTAACAGGTATGCGATCAATCTTTTTATTAAAGACTTCTTGACCTGAAGGACGTCTTTGCAGCTTCTCTCTAAGTTGTGTAAACGTTTTCATTTCAACAGTCTCTTATTTATAGTTTATTTATATAAAAAGTTTTTTTAAGATTCTTCATCTTCAAAGTCTTCATCCTCTAACTCTTCATCATCCATATCTAAAGCTTCTTCAGCTCCTGCATCTAACTCTTCATCATTTATATCATCCAGTCCAATTTCAGTTACATCTGGCTCTGTTTGAGCTCCGTTGAACATCTGATCTGCAAGCTTTACCTTTTCTTGCTCGAGAGATTGATTCATTACATCCCCCATTATATCTTTAAAGGTAGGAGCTGCTGACGCAAAATCCTGGTTAATTACTTGATCGATAAAATCTGTTACTTCTGCCATACTAATCTCCGTTGTTCACATTAATATCTAAACTATGTCTTTGACCTTGAGGTTCCTGTTGTGGAGCCTCTTGCTCTTCTTCATCATTATCTATCTCACCAGAATCTTGTTCGTCAGATATCTGATCCTTCATCTCTTTAATTTGATCGTCGTCCATAAATAGAACGTTTTTCATAACATATTCTTTAGAGAAGAATTCTCCTACATATTGCTGCATCATGTCTAGAGTTTGAATTCTCTCTCTTAAAAGCTCTGCCTCTTTAAGTTCTGTAAAATGACTATCACGAACATATTCAATATCAATATTTTCTTTCCAGCTATTCCAATCTTCTTCTGTAATAATACCTTTAAGAATAAGCTGCTTTTTTAGAATATTATAGAATAGATTATCAAAACGAGAGCGAAGTCTATCAATAAACTTCTGAAACTTTAATTCTTCTCTTGTTATTTCATTTGTCTTACCGAGAGAGAATTGAGTTTCTTGCTCAAGTCTACTCATAGGAACGTTTAACGAACGATATAGACGTTTTTGGAAATATATAATGTCATCGATTTGTCCGAGATTTTCACCACCTGGCAAAGTTGAGATTTCAGTCCCTCTACCACCTTCGCGACGAGGAAGCCAAAAGTCTTCAAGCATCGACATATGTTTGCGATCATCTCTAATAGCTCCTGTGTTAGCATCATATACAAGCTTATTACGGTACTTAGCCATAATACCTTTCATATACTCTTCTGATTTACCTTTAGGAAGGTTGCCCACATCAATGTAGAATATACGACGCTCTGGAGCTCTTGCAAGTCTATAAATGACTAGCGAGTCTTCCATCATACGTAATTGGTTAATGGGCTTAAGAGCTTTATGAAGATGAGATACAACTTTCTTACGAGCTTCATCTAGTAGACCTGAAGTAACATAGGAAATAGAATCTGGAGTAATCTTGATACCCTGATTAGTAGATCCTGGCTTCTCTTGATATATGTAGAACTCATCTACTCGTTCAACAAGGGTTGCACCTGTCTCGGGATCTTTTTTCTTTTTAATTTGCTTTACTTTTTTAATTTTAGAAGCATCAATGGGTCTTATTTCTTGAATACCAGCCTTAAGGTTCTTTTCGTCAAGTACAAGATGATGAAACATTCTACCATCAATATACCAACGCTTAAACATATCATGACCTAAGTCACCAAAGTTAAGCATAGAAAGAACAGAATCGAATTCTTCTGTCATTGCTTTTTTAATTTGATCACTGATGTTATCTACATTATCAAGGTTAAGCCTCACAGGAGCTTCTTTACTTCCTGAAGTGATAGCTTCATTAACAATATCTTCGACTGCTGCATCTACCTCTGGGTGATGTGAGACTGAACGATATTGCATAATAAGTTGTTTTTCGTCTTTAGATTTTTCTCCGTCCAAGTCGACATAAGTGCCATAATGTGCACCTGCAGCTGTGACAAACCCTGCACCATCCTCATCAACAGGAGGTACAATAGATTGTAATCTCTCTTGCTGCCTGTCCCGAGCTCTTTTAATCTCGAATCCAAATAATTTAAAACTGTCTTCAGCCATATTAATTCCTAATTAGTTAAGAGGGGCCATTAAGCCCCTCTGATATTTATAGGCTTATTACGATGTGGTGTTTGATTCCCAGTACTGGACTTGGAACTCAACAGTAAATCGCTCAATCTCATTCTCTGATGCATAGCTCAGATCAATTGGAGAAACCGCTGTTGGGAAACAACCACGGAAGTTGTAAGTCTTAATTGTTGAACCATCTTTATCAAGTTGCTCTACAAGTAAGTCTGCTTCGTAATCCACAACGTTAGTTAAGCCAGTATTAGCACTATGTGCATTCATACCGTTCATCCAACGCTCCATTGAATCACGAATTACAAAATCTGTATCGTTAATGATTGTTGGAGACCACACATCAAATGTACGATCACCAGCCATTTTCAATTGTCTACCTCTGAATGGTACAATAATCGGTGAGATTGTTGAACCTGGTAGTTGTGCCGCCTCGCAAAGAAATGATGTTACTTCTACATCACCTCCTGCATAAGCTGGGAAGTTAACAGTCGCTTTGAACAGATTTGGTCTAGCGCCGCCACCTCTCAACTTGGCTTTAAAATCGTCTACTCCTAGAATAGCCATCTATGTATCTCCTATACAGTACCTGCGACTTCTTCGAAGTCAACACCAGTTCTAACAGCTACGAAGTTCAGAGTTACGTAGTTAATTGAACGTGCGGGCTTGACGAAGATGTTCGCGATGAATTCATTGCGGTCTACAACTGCTGCTCCATTGTTGGTTGCATCGCAAACAACTTTGAAATCTGTAATACCACGGCGACCTTGAATCTCTCTCAAGAATGGCTCTACAATGTTTACAAACTCAGCGCGAGTAAACTCATCGTTGAATTCAAACATTACATTTCTAGCCGCTGCTGCAATCGCTCTTTCCATGACAAGGAACAGTCTACGAACATTAACTCTGTCAAATGCAGATGGTCTGTTCAAGAATGTTTTGTCACCAAAAAGCAGAATGCCTTGGCCAGGAATATTTGCCACAGGATTGACTCCAGCTTTATATAGTGTGTCTCTTTGTAGCTTTGTAGGAGAATAAGACAAAGCTGTTACACCAAAGTACTGTCCACGTCTCTGACCTGCTGGTGAGAACCATGGAGCTGCGTTAGCGTCTGTGGCTGCCATTACACCTGCTGTTGTTGATGCAGCTGGGATAAAGACATATTGGTCGTTAAATTTGTCGTAGACTTTAAGGTAGTTATTGTCTACAACTAGGTATGAAGAACTGTTGAAAGATCCTACTGTAGTAGTTGTTGCCGAGACTGGAGAAGAGTTGTTAACAACTGCTGCTCTATCTGGAGAAGTTACTACTACACAATCTTTTCTAGTTGTACCTGCGATACCTACTAGATCGTTTACTACTGTTGCCTGGTCAGCGGCGTTTGCCATACCAGGTGCAATCAAAAAGTCAACCTGGATGGTGTCTGTATCTTTATACAAATCAAAGCCAGTTGCTACTTCAGCAGTTGTCAGAGAACCTGAATCAACACCACCAGTAAGAGACTTACTAATTGCTGCTGATGGGTCACCAAAAGTTAGACCTGAAGCTGCAGAACCTGCATTTGTCATTGTGGAAAGATCGCCATCCCAATGTGCCAACCATACATAGTTGGAACCAGAGTTGATTACATCTAGTGCATAGTTTGATGTGCCGTCAGCTGCCTTTGCGTCACTAGCCATAGATACGAATGCAAATCTTTCAAGGACAGTTCCTACTGTACCTGAAAATTCACCATCTTCGTCTACAACTACAACATGACACTCATCACCTGAAGCGCTTCTGGCAGATGCGTATGCTGATGTTCCTGGCGCCGCGTCAAACTCACCTTTGTAAGCCCATGCTGCAAATCCTGCTGCTGTACAAATATCTACTTTAAGTGAGTTGCCAAGCGCGCCGGCCCATTTAGCAATCCAGGCACCTACGTTGGTATCACCTGAGTCTGCACCAAATGCACTTTTTACTGTCTCCCAATGATCCTTGTTATTAACTGTTGTTACAACAGATGTTGAGGAGGTTGCGTTTTTAGCTGCTGATGTAATCTCGCGAACGACAAACATTGCAGCGGAATATCTTAGAAATTGTGATGCGGACAAAAAGTCTACTGCACCAGTTGCTGTGGGGGATCCAAACTTCTCGGCAAGCGTGGCCTCTGTGTCAACCAGAGTAGCTTTCTTTGCCGGACCCCAGCGAAAATTTCCTACGAAAGCGCCAGTAGTTGACTGTACATTAGGGACGAAACCCGAAAGGTCAACTTCCTTAACTGTAATCGCAGGAGATTCAGAGGGACTAAATACTGCCATTTCTCTTTTCCTTTTGAGTTAATGATAAGATGTCATAATAAGGCTATGTTCAATTACCATTATTTATAACATTTTAAAACTCAGTAATATTCTTCCACCCAAGGCTTTCCACCATGAATATTCCATTCATCAGGTTCAGGTTCAGGAAGTATCTGATCTAATCCATCATCATGATATCCCCAATCGAGAATATCATTTTCAATCTCTGACATTCTTTGTTTGAACATCATCTCTTTCATATTAATATCTGTCATCTCAAGAAACAGATCGCCCAATGTAAAGTAACCAAACATAACAAGGTTCATCATCAAATCATCATGATTACCATCAGACGCCTCATACGACTGACCTTTAGCAACAAATGTAGACATCTCAATAATAGTTTCTTGGTCATGAATATTTAGTTTATTGCTTTCAAGAATGTCTTTGATTGTTGAACATCCAAGCCGTTTAACTTTCTTATTCATTGTAACACCAAGACCATTAGCCTTCAATGCTGATTCAAGATGTAGGTTCTCATATTCCAATTCATAGTATAACCCATTACATACAATGGATCCTTGGTCATTATTCTCTACAACAACATACGCTTCATTATAGTTCTTTGCGTACTTATATATCATGTTGGGAAATAAGATTGGAGACATCTTATTGTTTCTGTATACACATACCTGTTCAAATGGTGTTGTTGATATGTCTATAATATTGAAAGTAGAGTAATCACCACCAACGCCTTTAGCAACGTCGACAGTACAAATATAGCGGTGATCTTTTTCGGGTTCTTTATATACAAGGAGTGAGCCTCCTTCCAACGCAAC